GGGATCCCTGCGAGCACCGCCAGGGCGGAGGGCTCGAAGAAGACGCCGGTGAGGTTCTCGACCAACTGCACAGTGCCGGCGGTGTAGTTGGTGGTGATGTCGACGGCGGCACCACCAGCGGTGGCCGAGACCTTGAAGGTGTCGGTCGCCACATCGCGGACAAAGTAGTCCGTGGTGCCGGCAGTGAGACCCGCTCCGCCAGTGAGGGAGGGGAAGTAGACGCGGTCGCCGTTCTGGAACGAGTGAGCGACCAAGTTGATCACGTCGGTCGAGGCCGTTCCGGTGATCGCGGTGGCGGTGCCGTTGTTGGTCGGAAGCTCGGGCCATTCGAAGACCTCCTGGAATCCGGCGATGTTCTGGAAGACACGGAGGGATTGACCCCCTTGCATGTCGCCGCGGAAATCGGCGGAGAGGACGCGCTCGTCGAGGTGGAGCGAGCTGGCGACGTTGGTGTTCACCATGCCGACGCGGCCGAGATCGGAGGCACCGGCGATGTTCATCGCGTCGCGGATCGCGTTCACGGCATCGTAGTCGCTATTCGCGACAGAGTAGATCGACTGGTTCGTCAGCGTGCGGCGGCTGACCTTTCCGACGATGTCAGCGACGACGGCCTTGGCCATGGCGTAGCCGGCATTGGCGATCACCTTCTGATACTCCTGCTTCTTGTCGGCGATGCTGTTGAGGTGACGCCATTTCAGCGAGACCTTCTTGTGCTTGTCGACCGTGATCGGCACGTCGGTGAGGAGGTCGCGCGCATTCTGCGGGCTCGCTTGGTAGCCGCCGTTGGCCTCGTCGTAGTCGCCCACGGTGGGCACTCCGGCGATGTGGGCGGTGTAGGTCTGCCCGAGCTTGAGGCCCGAGGTGCGGAAGTCACGGCCCATGCGATTCAGCGCGGGCACACGAACCTTGAAGGCATCAAGGACGTCGGCGAGGATTTCTTCAACGATAAGAGTCGGCATGGTCGTTTTCTGGTGGGATTGTCAGGTGGGTGATTCGGTTGCCCGGGAGTCAAATCAGGCGTCGCGCATCGTGCGGATCTGGGCGACGAGGCGGTGTTTCTCAGCAGGATCAGAGGTCTGTGCGACGCGCGCGCGCAGCTCGTCGATGGAGGCGTGGTCGACTTCTTCAGAGGCCGGCAACTGCGCAGCGGAGAATCCGATCTGCGCCACTTTCTCCTGGGCCTTTTTCTCGACGGTGCTTTCCTTGGCCTTCAGCTCAGCGGCTTCGGCTTCGGCGGCCTCGAGGGCTTTGCCAAATTCAGCCGCTTCATTTTCCATCGCGGTGATCTTCGCGGTCGCTTCGTCGAGGGCGGCCTGGGCCGAAGCGAGCTCGCCAGTGATGCGCTCGACCAGAGCGGTCTGCTCGGCCAGCGTCTCGTCGCGCTCGGCGATCGTGGCGAGCATCGAACTGCGGGACTGAATGGCTGCGGTCAGGCGTTGCCCGATCGTCAGCTTCACTTCGTCGGCTTTGATTTCACCCCCGGCATCGGGATGTCCGGGATCCTCTTCACGGAGAGAGGTCGGTGCAGAAAAGAGATTCGTGGTCATGCACCCCACCGGGGTGTCAATTCACGCCGCTCTCACCTCGAAAGGTCCGAGGCCGACTCGCACCAGCCGAAAGGGTGCGCGCACGAAAGCCAGATCGATCTGCAGCTCCTCTCCGTGGTGGATCATAAAAAGATCACGCAGCTGCGCGATGGTGATTTTCTGACCTGGCTGGATCTCGCCTCGCACGTAGGCAAGCATGATGCGCTCCCACGGACGCTTCATCTCCCGCTGCCGGCGCGAGAGCACCGGCTGCACCGCAAAGGCTGGCCGCCGCTTTTTGTCGTGGCGCGGCTTCGATTTCTTTTTCTCCCCAGGCACGACGGCGCAGGGATTCAGCCGACCTCCGACCGGCTTTTTCACCGGGCCGAAGTGGCTCTGCTCGGCAGCCATCGCCGCCAGCAGCGGCAGGTCTTTCACTTCGATACGTCGGATCATCTCTTCCCCTCCGGTCACACCAACGAGAGGAACTCTTCCCAGCCCCCCACGATCCCATCGGCGAGATGTCGTGCGACCGCCTCGGCTCCACCGAAGGTCTGCCCCTGCATCGTCTCGTCGCTCACTTTCCGGCGGGCCATGGACACGGCCGAGGTGAACCATCCATTGATCTCCTCGACCTTCGTCTGGAGTAGGGCACGATCTTCCTGATTCAGAGGGCGGCCCGGCAGGCCCATGCCCTTGTGTTTTCCGGCTCCGAAAAATTCGAGGCGTACCCCTTCGAGCTGCATCTTCACCGACTCATCGAGCCATGCGAGATAGGTGCCGATTGATCCCACGGTCGAGGAGGGCGTCGCGTAGAATTCGTCCGCCTGCGATCCGATCCAGTAGCCCGCCGAGCAGCACCGCTCGTCGGTGAATGCGTAGACCGTCTTGCCTCGCATCTGCGTCACACTTCGGATCAGAGCACCGAGTTCGGGGATCCCTGTCACCTGACCGCCCGGGGTGGCGAGGTCGAGGATCAAGGTCTTCACCTCTTTCGCCGCTGCCGCCTGGGCGACAGCGTGGGCGATCGCGTTGATGTCGGTCACGCCTTGGCAGGCCTCCTCGATGAAGGAGGCATTCTTCGCCAGGATACCGTAGACCGGTATCACCGCGATTTCAGGTCGGCCCTCGACGGTGGAGTAGAATCGACCATCCATCACCTGACCGGTCTTGTCGTCGATCATCGGCCGGGCCTTCGTCATGCGCCGGCCGTTGTAGGGATTCTTCCCGGGCTTTTCCGCGGCTTGCGCCTCGCCGAGATCCATCCCCTGCCCCATCGTGATCCGAGGCCACAGGGTCGCATGGATCGAGCGGAAGACATCACGATCGACGCAGAGCGGCTCGCAATACACGGAGTGGTAGAGAAGAGGGTATTTCATGGCAGAGGCTCGTCGTCCGGATCCTCGTCCGGCTCGTTGTTGGGATCATTGTCGGGATCCTCCATGTCGGTCACCGGGGCGGCAGCGTTCGGTCCGAAGAATTGCGGATAGGCCTCCTGCATCGTCAGGCCACGCTTCGCGGCTCCCTCCTTCATGTAGGCCCGCTCGTCGAGGTAGTCGTCGGTCTCGATCCGCCAGTCTTCTCCACGGTAACCGTAGAGGGTGCGCAGGGTGATGTGGCCCTGTTTATACTGCTCGATGTGCAGCTTGCCATCGCGGCCGAAGTCCACCGTCAATCGCATCGGCGTGAGCCAGGTGTGGGCCATCCACTCGGGGTGGAAGTCCAGCTCGCCCATCGCGATCGCATCGGCAAGGTGCGCCAGGTAGACAGGCGCACAGTAGGTCTCGACGAGGATCTCCTGCAGCTCCTCGATCCGGCTCTGGGCCGAGGCCATCACGAATCGGGTGTTCGCCCCTCCGAGTCCGGTGGCGTTCCACAACGTCTCCGGGAAAAAGCCCGTGCCCACCGAGACGTCGCGGATCAGCGAGTCGAGGTGGTTCGCCACGTTGGGGTGAGGGCGTTGATCGTGGAGGATCTTCAGCGATTGACCAGGTTGCAGCTCCTCGATCTGGCCGCTCTCGACGAGCTGCTCGAGGGTGAGTCGTTTGCCATTCGGTAGCTGCACCGAAGTCAGTGGCCGCCGCGGTGCCATCGTCCCGGTCTGTGGCCCGGGCGATCCCGCCTGCGTCTCGATCGCGTAGCCGAGATGGGCCGCCAGCTTGATGCCCTTCGTCGTCGCCGCGAGGATCTCGCCGCGGTCGAGCAGCCGGCCGACTGCGTGATAGAGGCAGCTCACCCCTCGCGCCTGGCCGATCCGCTCGTAGTCGGTCACGAGCGTGCAGTGCATGGCGTCCACATCCGTCCGTCCGTCCGCGGCGTCGAGTCGATTGTGGAGGATGCGGTAGGCAGTCGCCCCGCGGTGCCGGTCCATGTAGACGCCATCGACCCAGCCTTTCGAGTCGACGGTGCCACTCGCGATTTGGTTGCCCTCATAGAGTGCGACGCGCAGGGCACCGCTCTCGGTGCGCGCGAAGACATTCAGCAGGTCACCGTCTTTCAGCCATCCTCGCACCACCGCCCGCTGCGAGGAGGTAAAGGAATATTTCCGAGCGAGGTGGAAAGTCTGCCTCGATCCGGTGCGCGCCTCGAACACTGCCTGCGCTCGTCGATTCCATGCCGCCGAGCTGGTCGTAGGCTGCACGGCCAGACCGGTGCCGCAGACCATCCGGGCGATCCCGTTGATCAGGCCGCGGACGAAGCCGATGCCGTTATACATCGCCCTGGTGCGCTTCATCAATTCAGTGCGGCTCCACGAGTCGACCTCGCGCTCAGTGTCGAGCGTGGGGAAATAAACGTATCCGCGATCTCTCGACAGCTCGGCACCTGGGAACGAGCCCACCGAGGCGGAGGGCGTCAGGTCGGGTGCGACGAGGTGTCCGTCACCACGTGGCGACGGAGAGAGAAAATGGGAATTTCGGCGG